CCATTTGATAAAATAATAATTGGATCTGAATAATTACCCGGCGTATACCATTTAGGTTGTTTGTAATAATAGTTTGATGTATTTTTACTTTGATCGATACTACTTCCGAAACGAATACTATTACCAAAGCGACCTTCAACAATCAAGTCCCCTTCATAAGGTTGAATAGGCGATATAACTTGATTTACGAACGTCTTACCGGGTTTAGTTGCATCGATATTTTCTTGTTCATCTCCATTAGATAAACCTGGTAACATGTTCGAATTAATAGATGATTGCACATCAATCGATGTTACATAATACCAAGACTCACGCCAACGATGTCCTGCAGACTCTTGATTAAATGTTTTGTAGATTAAAACAAATTCTCCAACTAATGGAATTTGTTTCATGTTAATATTCGAAGGTTTAGCTAAAAACGGTTTATCATTGAAGTAACCACTCGCGGATCTAACTTTAAGTCCAAATAACTTGTTAGTTGTAGAATTTTCTTTATCAGATGCAATATACTGATAAGTGTAATCATAATCTAATACTTCAGCAACGTCCCATTCTAACTGTTTAGCCATTAGATTCCTTTTCTATTGACTGTTTCAATGTTTCAACCCGATGCACTAAAGGTTGCATATCATCATCAGATTCCCATGATTGTAATTCAGAATGTAAAGTATCTTCTGCAACTTTAAGTAATTGCATTTTTTCATCTTCACTTAATAAACCACCATCGCCGGTAATGGTTTGTTTAGTTGAAATATATCGCTGCACAATGGCAGTTAATTTAACTAAATGATCATCATTTTTAATAGAAACATCTAAGATGTCTTTAATTAAAGGCATAACTACAGTAGCATCAGATGCATTTTTTATTAATGGCTGTAAAGAAGCGATAAGTTGATTCATCATCCTATCTTTCTTTTTGCTATTATGATATACATCGGACATTAAATCTGCAAAAGCTATCCCTTTGAATAGTTCATCATTTTTGTCCATATCGTAAAATCCTTTAAAATAAATATTAAAAAGGTAAATTTACGAAGTCTGTACGTTCATACTCTTTGAATTTGGTTTCGTAGATATTTTTTAGAACTTTGATTACTCGGGTAATATTAGTTGTTTCTAATCCCGTACGTTCTCTAATATAGATATAAAGTGCTTTTTTATTGAAATTCTCAATGTTTTCTCGAGTTTCAAAAATATGAAGAATTGAATCTGCTACATGAATATCAGTTGGATTAGTGAATATGTAATTTAAATTATCATAACAATAATCAATATAAGCATCCATGAAATATTCTAATGTTTCTCGCATATCGTTATTATGCATTTCTGTCATAATATTACGACTTTCATCTACATCAATTTCTTGTGCATCTGATTTTACTTTTGCATAACCTTTTTGATTTTCTGCAATAATATAATTGAATGATGTTCGTGTATAATATGAATATGCTTTACCATTTTCTGGATTGAATTTATCCAATCGAGCAGTTAAATAAGTAACTAAATCAGTTTGAAGATCTTCAAATGTAGAGTCAATATAATCCGGCTTCATTTTATTAATAATGTTTTCAGCCAATTTCATGAATACAGGATAAATAAATCTACGATATACACGTTCGCGCGTAGTTTGATTTTCTAATTTATTATATGCACTAATTGCAATATCGGTTATTCGCGTAAAATAAACTTTACTTTTTCTCGCTCTCGCCATTTTCAAATTCTTCTTTAAGTTCTGTAACTACTTCTTTTAATAATTCAAAAGTGGTTCCTGCTTCATCTTCTGATTCAAATGCACCTAATCTATCAATTTGTTGCATTGCATTATATGAACGTTCAATTCTAGAATACATAAATTGATTGGTTGCTTCGAGTGTTTCTACATATTCTTGAGCTTCAGCCAATTGACCTGCTAAAAACCAAACTCGCCATCCTAGATATCCTGATAGGCCAAGTAATATTACTATTATTAATATACTCATAATTAATCTTGATTAAATGCTTTAAATAAATCAGTTAATGTTTGTTCAACATCTGGATTATTTTCAGCTAGATTTTTCAATCCATTGCTTTTAGTAATTTTGCTTTTTTCTACAATTGGCTTTGGCGTAGCTTTATCTTTATTACGCCATCTTTCAAATTCAATTTGTGCAGCCATATGGTCGCCATGATGTAAAACAACTGGTAAATTAGTTTTTAATTTAGCTTGAGCTGATCGAGCAACAAAATATGGTTTATTTGCATCATCATACATTCCATCGTGAATTTTAATTGCTTGATATTCTGTCCAAGACATTTTTACATCATATTGTTGAAGCAACCAAATAGATAAATCTGGTACCATTGTGAATGGAATGTTTTCATTGTGTTTATACATCTTGTTTTGATTCTTACGATGCCAATCAGATGTTTCAACTTGATAAACTTCATTACCATCACCTGGAAATCCTACTTTACCTAAATCATGATGCATTGCTGCAAAACGAAGTTCTTCAATAGTATAACCAGACATATCAGCCCCCATCTCAGACCATGACTGATATAATTTTTCAGTGCATGCAATAACACGAAGTACGTGATCTACATAACCACCTGCAAATGCATTGTGAAAATGTGCCATTGAAGATGCTGGCATCATTACCATACGATCTTCAAAATCATCATACATTTTATTGAGTTGATCTTTGCGAGTTGGGAAATAATCATTTACCGCTTGGCGATATTGTTCCCAATTTGATTTGATTGTTTCTGCTTCTAACATAAAAATATTTTAAGAAATTATTTACGTACTTCCAAATGTTTACCTGCAACTAATTTCGAAGTACATTCCCAACATGTAACTGCAGTTGCTTTTTGGTCAACTCTTGGGCAGATATTATCGCAATATTTGCACTGTAATTTTTTAAACCCTTTTGGGGTTGAACTCGATTTCGATGATCTCATTTTATTCGCGAATTAAAAAATCTTTTGCTGAATCTAATTTCTTCATGGCACGATATAAATTGTCCATTAATGAAGCCTTATCAATTTTACCTTCTTCTACTGCTTTGCCTGTTGCACGAATTGTTTCGCGAGCATCTTCGATATCATCAGTAATTTTGTTTTTGTTTTTCATTGTACTCATAACTATCCTTTTTTATTTATTATAAATATTTACTACGCAATAAGTGCGGTATTTTGACAATACTGTAGATTCAAATTGCTCCAAGATAATTCTTTAGCCTTGGCTTCAACTTCGATATCTAAATCTAATACACTATATGTATTCGGAGTAGCTGTAATATAATCAGCATGAGCTTGCTCTTTGATCTTGGTAAACTCTTTGTATGACTTATGAAACGTTGGCCATTTAGGTAAATCTTCTAATGAAATACCATGATGATCAAACATACGCTCAATAAGAAGTTGTTGCTCGCGTCTACGAGATTCGCTGTAATGAGTGCATTGAGTAACACCATGACGCTCCCATGTTTCGCGAGCCATGAAGAATGCTTCTTCTTCGGATAAGTCACCGGTATTGAAAGTATGATGCCAATAGTCAAATGTAACTGGAATACCTTCGGATGCATACAATGTGTTATATAATTCGCGAACTGAATACATAGATGCCTTATCATCATTCTCGATAACTAAACGAGCCTTAACGTTATCAGACAAACGATCGTAGTTACGCAACCAACGGTCGACAGTGCCAGGCTTATCACCATATGTAGCACCGATATGAATATTGATAAGATTCTCAAAGCTAGGTGTAAAACCCATAAGGTCAAATAGTTCGGAATGTCGTTCAAGACCGATAATAGAATTATCAACAACAACTGCATCGGGACTACCTAAGATATGAAATGGACCAGGATGTGTTGTAATGCGATGCCCGTGTGCTAAAGCATAATCACCAGCTGCACGTAGATGTCGAGCAATCTCATTGATACCTGGCAAATCTTCTAGGCGATAATGATTCCAACGAGGGAATAGCTCACTGCCGACACGGAACAAACGAATACCTTGAGATTCATTCCATTGTAGAATAGTTAATAAATCTTTTGCATTTGCCAAAGCAATGTCAGATGCTAGCTGCAAACCACCAAGCTTGAATTTGCGGTCAATCATTGTACGTCCGGTACGAATGCCTTGGGACGATAGTTGTTGATTGATACAACAATAACCATAACGTATCATAGGATTTTTTTATATTATATGAAAAAATTACCGTAAAACCAAATATCCTGGTTTTTTTATACTTTAGATATTTATTAGAAAGAAAATAACCTTTAAGGAATCAATATGAAAAACACATTAGCAGAAAATATGTTAAGATTCGGAGTAAAAAATTTACCAAATTATTTACAAAAAACATTTTTAAATGAAGGTCTTCAAGCAGGAGCTGGAGTTGACAGTTTAGGAAGCCAAGGCGAAAAGTTTGATTTAAGTACGGTACCTGCAAGTGTCGCCCAAACGGCAAATTCATTTACTAACATACCTGGTATATATGGCGGCGGTAATAATAATGAATCTAAACCAGTAAATGGTACATTAATGTATTCAATGGCATTAAATGCTGCATTAATGACAAATCGTTCTAAATATAAAGAACTAAAAAGAGCACCGGAATTGAAAATTGATTTAATTGATCCGGCATTAAAACCAATAATTGAAACTGTTTCAAAAACTATTCAATATTCGAAACAATCTGTTAATGTATTTCCAGCGCCGGCTGGTAAAACCGTTGCCACGAGAGGCGTTGCAACAGCAGAAGCTGTAACGCAAAATGATCAAGGAAGTAGTGGGTACGGACCTATGATAGCATATATGAATAGATTTAATTGTATGAATGTATCAAATAAAAACTGGGGTAGTACCGTATATCTAGATTATGTTCCTGATTTTAATCAATATGACTTATCTACCATGATAGATTCAAATAACTATGTTGATATGTTTATAACAACCATGAAGAATAATTCTTTAATTTTTTATTCTGCTGGCGATAGAACACCTAATGTTGCTAATAAAGAAACTGGTACTACTGTAGTAGGCGCATCTGAACCACAAAATAAACAATATGATATAAGTTTTGATCCTGGAGTTGCTACAATTCCTGCAAATGACACCGAAATTGCTCGAGCTGTACAAGATGCGATCGCAATGTTCCCTGACGGTAATATTACAAATTTAACAGTAGTATCATCTGCTAGTCCAGAATTTAATTCTAAAGCAGGCGGGCCTAGAACATTAGCAGATTATGGAAATCGCCCATTAGCTGGTACAGGTAAACCTGCACCAGGTACTGATAATATTTCTAGAAATATTGAATTAGCATATAATCGTGGTATTAGTTTCATGAATTCGTTAAATGCTGGATTAAAAGCTCAAGGAAAACCAGAAATTTCAAATTATACAATTCAATGGCAAATTTCAGACAAAGGTGGTTCAAAAGTACCAGGTAGATATGCTGAAGTGCAATGGACAAAAGCTGGTACTCCTGGTAAGGAAGTTGGTACCATGGCAAATACTGGTACTACTGGCAATAAAATTGATGGTAAACAAACGTTTAATATTTTTATGCATGCATTTTCGTGGCAATAATCATTAAAATATTTATATAAATGTATAATAGGGGGCATAAAAGCCCCCTATTTTTATGATTAATTAATAAAATTTATTTCATATAATAACTACTATTCGATCTCAAACCGTATGGTATTTCACCAATTTTAGTAGTAGTTTGTACTGCGTGATATGAAACTGAAATGATTGCAGATTTACCATCTGCAGCAATTTCGATACGAGATGTAATTGTAATTTTTTGATTACAATTTCGAAGAATTGCATCATGATGTGTTGGCGAATTCAACCAACTATTAACTACATTTGTTGCAAGTTCATTAATTTTTGTTGGATTTTTATCAATATTAAATGCATTACCATTACCACAAGTTAATTTATAACGATAAATACATTCAGCATTACAATATTTTTTTGTAGAATCCATTAATGAATGTTCAAATACTGTATTGCTACAATTATTTTCTGTAACGGTATAACTAAATTTTCTAATATCTCCAAATAAAAATTTTGTTAGAGTCGGCTGATTATTTTGTAATCTTACTCGATTAACTTCATTATAAATTGCAGAATCTAATTTAATTGATTGAATAACTAGTTGAGCATTAACATTTAATGCAATTACACTAAAAATAATTATTATCTTTTTCATATCTCTTATTTTAAATGTTTAATTAAATAATTATATTATTAATATAAGAAGTATTTTTCACGAATCCAAATATTTATTTAAAAAAAGTAGGAATATATGAAAAACACATTAGCAGAAAATATGCTTAGATTCGGAGTAAAAAATTTATCTGAATCTGATATTACGAAAATTGAAGAAACGTTAACGGAAGCTCCTGCAGCACCAATTCAACCGTATGCTGATCTAAATCCAAATTCATGGAAATTAAAAGATGATGCATCATGGACTGCAGTTGTATCTCCAGCATCATATGGTATTTTACGTTTAGATCCAAAAAAAGCAGCTGAAGGCGTATATGGTCCGTGGGCATGGGAATTAATACCTAGCGCCGGCGGTAGACATCAAATGAATCCAAACGCATTAGAGAGAGCTAGATTTATTGCAGAAGCTTTAGCATCGATAATGAATGCTCAAGGACGTTATAATCCATTAGCATATAAAGACTTTGCGAATGTTTTAAAATCTTCATATTCAGTTAGTAACATGTTAAAATCTAAATTAGGCGGAGATAGCCCCACGCCACTTGAAACGATTGGAAATACTAAAATAGGTATTAGTGATCAAATAAATTCACGCGGTGAAAAAATGTCACAACAACAATGGGAAGCTACATTAGATTTAATTGCCACTCCAATTGTAGCTGTTATCAATAAATACGTTTTACCAGCAACGCCTAAACCAGCAGCACCGGGAACTCCAGCGCCAGCTAAACAAGGATAAAATTTTAATAAAAAGTAGTAAAGCCCCAATTAAGGGGCTTTTTTACTGTATATACTATTTTTTAAAAAATATATAATGCATTAAAAACTGTTAAATTAACCGATTTACCATTTGATTGCGTATATGCAGCAATTGTATCTTTTGCGATAATTCCAAACGTGTCATCAAATTCATCATTAAGATCAGTAAATTCAATTTGAAAATCTCGATTTGATTTCTTTGAAATAACCGTAAAGCCAACTGTAGTAACTTCTTGATCTAATGCATCATATAATGTACAACGTTTAGTTGAGAAATTAATAATATATTTATATGATGTTGGAATATTTTCACTTTCAATTTCATATGTATCAAATAATACATCTGTAATCGTAGTTGTAGATGAAATAGGACCAAATTTCGTAGTAGTACCAAACCCTGTAATAGTAACTACTTGAGCATTACTTGTAAATGCTACAACGGCAAAAATTGCAGAAAGGAATAAATTTTTCATGTCTCTTATTTTAATTGATTAATTGGTTAATTATATTATTAATATAAGAAGTATTTTTCAAATATCCAAATCATTTCAATACAATATTTATTAATATGGAAAGTAAATATAATAAACATACTTTACAAACTGCAAGTAAACTCATTTTACTGGAACAAGGTAGTATGGGTGGATTCTTAAGTACAACATTAGATCAAAAGTTAGGAGTAACTAACAAAGATCGTGTTGAATTTGCTAAAAACTTTTGGAAAAATTATCATCATGAAATTATGATAGTTGCCGAAATAGGTTTAGCAGTTGTCGGAATGCCATATTTGTCAGCAGCTGTTGCTGCGGCAGATGCTGGAATGTATTGGAATGAAGGCGACAAATATACAGCTGGGTTTATAGCAGTATTAACAGCTATCCCAGTTATCGGTGCATTAGCAGCAAAAATTCCAGGAGTAAAACAATTAGGTACCAAAGGCATCAGAGCGTTAGCTAAAAAACTAACTCGAGTTAAAGCTGGTGAAAAAGTTGCTTTTACAAAAACAGAAGCTGCTATTGTAAAAGCCATGGGAAAACATCCTAATTTAATTAATAAAGAAATTCGAGCGTATACTAAAAGATTAGCTCGTAATAAAAAAATTGTAAAAGCTACAAGTAACGTTGCCGGAGCTGGTGCTAATTATGCAGTTGGTAAATTAACATGGGATAGTATCTATGCTAATACTGGTTTACAAATTGCAGATATAGAAGGCCAAACTAAACCAGAATTAGATGCATTGAAAGCATACGCGGATAAATTAAAGTAATTATGGAAAATCAAAATAATCTTCGTAAAATAATTTTAGATGAATTGTATGAAATTGCATACAATAATACCAATGAAATAATAACAGAAGAAGGTTTAAGTGATAAGCCTGTTAATATTATTCCAATTACGCCAGAATCTCCTAAACCAACTGATGCAACTAATAAAGATAATGGTACTATCATTAATGCTTTACAACAAAAGACCGATCAAGAAAAAGCTAAAAAGATTGCTCGATATAAAGTTACCCAAGCGGCTTTAAAATGTGGTTGGGGTAAAGATGTTGAAGGCTATAAAAAGTCAGGATGGAAATGTAATAATACAAAAGATCCTTTTTCTAGTACAGCAGAATTAGAAGAATGGAGAGGGTGGTTACAAAGAACATATCCAGCTGAATTTAAAAAATTAGGAATACCTGCTATTGAATCAATGAAAAAACAAGCAGATATTACCATGTACTATAAACATATTATAGAATATAAAAAATATCAAAAAGAAAATGGAAGATTAACTCCAGGTGTCGATGATGATGAAATTAGTTATTCAGCAACACAAATGTTATTCTTATCGGCTGCAGCTATTATCGCATTAAAATCAATTGCCGGTGGATTAGGATTATTTACTTTAATTAAATTTTTAAGAAAACGTAAATCTGGTGGTGCTGATGCTGCTATAGGTTCCAAAGCACAACAATTAATTAGAAGAGTGTCTGCGCAAAATTTAGATGCAATGGAATTTGCGGATGATGTATTAACAAATCCATCGAATATGCGCACAGAATTAAATT